ACAGGTTTAATATATAGATTAGTTTGTACTAATGGATTAATGTTACCTAATACAGAAAGTATAGCTAATACTTTTCATTTAGGTGCAAAAAATGAGATTGGAACAAATCCTAATTATATCATTCCACAAGTAGCTATTGAAAAAGTAGACTCTGTTATAGAGCAATTATTCAATAAACATGTTTTTCAAGATAATATAAATAAATTGAGAGAAACCACTTTACAAACATTTAAAAAAGTAAACTATGAAAAGATCAAAGAAATATATCAAACTACAGAACAAGAAGAAGAATTCATAAAAGAAGAATTAGAAAAAGAAAAAGATTATACTCTTTATGGATTAATTCAGGCATTTACTTCTACTGCAAGAAGAATTAAAAATATTCAAAGGTCTTTATATTTTGAGAGAATAGGTGGGTCTTTAATGAATAATAGTAACAAAGTTATTGCTTAATGAATGACCAAAGAAGAATTAGAAATAATTGGAAAGAAACTATTTAGCTATGGGTGGCAAACTCACCTTGCTAAATCTTTGGGAATTACACCTCAACACTTTAGAAGATACGTTAGTGGTAAGACCACATTGCCAGAATCTAAACAGAACCATATTTATTTGATGTATTTTTTATATAAACATAATCTATGGCTAGATTTTCAAGCACATTTATTAAATAAGAAAATCTAGTCATTCCACCAACTATTAGAAGTATCTATCTGTACTTTTGTTTCTTCGTTAATAACTTCTCTATAACTTCTAGTCTGAACATCATAACCAAATAAACATTCTCCTATTTCTCCGTATAAACCTTGCTCCCTTACTTTCTTAACATAAACTACTGTTTCATTGTCCTCAAAATTTCTATGAACGCATAAGCCAATGTCTGCCATGTTGTGCCAATGTGCTGATCCAGATATATCATACATACTTGGAACAGGATAAGTGCCATCATTATTTCTGTGCATCTTTGCAGGGTGTGCTACTATCCAAACACATATATTATGTGTCCTAGCAAACCTCTTACAAGCTGAAATAATATCTTTAATGTGTTCATCTTCTCTTTTAGTTCCTCTATCGTTTGTATCTATCTCGTTGTAAGGGTCAATAACAATTCCGTTTAATCCCTCTCTAATTACACATACCCTAGCTTTTTCTAATATCCATTTGATAGTTGGTTTTTCATCTCTAGATTCTAAAAAGTAAAAATGATTATTAATATATCTCATTCCCTCAACTAATTGCTCTTCTGACATTTTTCTAGTTGCTCCTTCTACAAATGGCAACTCTAGATATTTCTCTGTCAATCTAGTTAGGTGTCTTGGAGTAGAATGTTCTGGAGAAAATATAGCAAACTTCCATTTATGTATTTTACTAGCATTAATTAATATCTGATCTAAAAAATTACTTTTTCCATGATTAGGTATGCCTGTTACTATTGTAAAAGTTCCTTCCATTAATCTATAAACTGTGTCTAAAACTTTGTAACCTGTTGTTAATGGCTTTTCTTCTTTACCATGATAAAGGTCAATTACTTGGTTTATATAATCATTAGCTTTATAAAGTCCGTCTACTGGATATGGCTTTGCTCCATTAATAAACATTTTTATAGTATCTTTTGCACCATAAGTAAGAGCATCTGAAGCATCTTTGCAAACTACATCACCTGTTAAGTAAATAGCACCCCAATCTACTGAACTACATCTGTCTTTACCAAATCTATGTGCAAACTCTAATGCTAGTGCTTTTCCTGCTTCGTCATAATCTGTTGCTATAATTATATTAGTTTCTTTAGCTAATTCTTCTGCATGAACTTTTAGTGCTTGAAATCTTGCATCATCTTTTTTAAACTTTGCTTCCTTAGGTGCTCCGTCTGGCAAACTAACTACTTTAGTATATCCACATTCATGTAATGATAAAACATCTAGTTCACCTTCAACAATTATAAGTGGTTGATTTTTATTTTCTTCTAAATTTAAACAATCAATATTATATAAAGTTCTTTGTGCATCTTTTGTTTGTCTAAACTCTTTATCAATACTTCTAAATTTTTGATTAACTAATTTGCCATTATGATAATAAGGAAATACTGCTGTTTCTTTTTCCTGATTATTAAATTTCATTTTGCTAGTAGTTATATTAAAATGGTCTAAAGTTTCTTTTGATATTTTTCTTTTAATAAAAAATTCTTGATATTGTTTTTCCATGTTTTCTTTTTTCTCTATTGGGTTAGGTACTGCATATATTTTTTTATTATAAAACTTTGTTGGTTCTGGTTTCCATTCTGTCTTATCGGAATGACCACCCTTAAATCCACAATGATGACAATTCCAAACATAACTATTATCTGTTTCAAGTGTTACAGATAAACATGGGTCTGATTTATTTCTTCTTGTGTGAGAACATTCAGGACAAATAATTTTATTATTTCCTATCCTAAGTCGTGATACATTTATCATATTATCTCCTTTATTATATTATACTTTAACCTGCAATACTATCTTTTCTTATCCTCGTAAAATTTTCATAATCTAAATAAACTTTTCTATTTAAATAAGTAGACGCATGAGGGATATATTTTAAATCTGTTTTCTTATTTTTATTTACGAAAAATTTTGTAAATCTTAAAATATCTTCTGGCTTAGTTTTCTTAATAGCTTTGTTCCAACATTCAAACGCATAAAACTTATTTTCTTGTCTGGGATATAGTAACCAAAAATTGTTAAATTCTTCTGAGTATATATTTACTTTTTTATTATTCTCTTTAAGGGTGGACTCTGGTGTCCTAGAGGGGGTGGACATTTGTTGTTCATTACTCATAATTATTTTATAATCATTTCTAATTTGCCTACCACTAGAATCATATTTATTTATTATCTTAATTAAATTTTTTTCTTCTAAATTTTTTAAACTTCTTCTTACTGTTCTTGTCGTACTATTCATTATTTCTGCTAGATGTTTTTCTGTAGCCCAAGCTACATGATCTTCTTGTGCGTAATTACATAACCAAGTTAAACAAAGTTTATCTGTGCAATTAATTTCTTTTACTGTCTTACTCCAAAGCAAACATTCTATACTCATGGCGATTCTCCTTTAAATTTAAAATTATATATATTAGACAAGTTGTGTATAGTTTTTTTTTACATTTTTTTGTATTTTTATTTAAAAAGCCTAGATTTCATAGGGTTAGAGGGTATATCTTTTTATTACTTTTATTGTTGACAAAAGGTAACAGTTTGATACTATATATAAATATTAACAAACAAGGGGATTATAAAATGACTAAATATATTAAATTTATATCAGCAGACAAAGGCAAATTACTTTTTACTTTTAATGACAAATCAGAAATGTCATCTAATAAAGTTTTAGACATAGCAAATATTTTATCAGAATTTGCAACACATGATTTTGCTTTTAGTTCAACAATGGAATTTGCTAGAGAAGAAGGCTTTGCTAGAAATGATTCAGCAATGGCTCTTTACAAAAAAGCAGTAAGACATAATAACAATATGGATAAATTATTTGGGGGTCTATAAATGAAAAACTTTACTAGAATACAAGAAGAGATATTAGAAGATTTACAAATGAGATATTTTAAATATAAAGATTTTCCAGATACAGAAAAAATGTCAGCTTTATATTATGAGGCAACAGAATTTGCACAATCAATTAATATGTTGCCGAGTACTTTTTGGAGAGTTTTTATGCACTATGATAGGAGAGTTTAATGAGTAGTGAAATTATAAATAGTTATGAAAGATTAACATTATTAAAAAATGAATTAGAAAAATTATACAGTCCTCTTAATAGTATTAGAGGAACATCACAAAAGATTTCTGATGAGGTAGATGGAATTGCAGATTATAATAGCAATGACTGTTATCAAAATGAATTACAAGAAATAATAAAAAATTGTACTGATGTAAATTCTAAATTAAACTCTATACAAAAAAAAGTATATTTATTATGGCTTGAAGCTAAACAACAAAATGATGAATTACTAGAACACGCAAACATAGAATCAGGGAGAGATTAATGGGTCAGATACATAATAAAGTTTTTACAGTAGTTGGTATTAAAAGAGAATTAGAAAATTTACTAATTGCTTTAAAGATTCCGTTAGAAGATAGAATGAAAAAAAAATATGAAATCTTATTACAAGAATTAGCAGAGAGAAATAGAATAATAGAAGACACAAGAAAAATTATAAATAAAATGAGAAAAGAAAAAAAAATATAAAGGGGGAATTATGAATATATTTTATTTAAGCAAAGACCCATTAGAATGTGCAGAGTTACATTGCAATAAACATTGCGTAAAAATGATTATAGAATATGCACAACTATTATCTACAGCACATAGAGTTCTAGACAATAATATAGATGTTTATAAAATTGCACATCTAAATCACCCTAGTACCATATGGACTAGAACAAACAAAGCTAATTATAAATGGCTTTCTATGTTATGGGTTTATCTTTGTAATGAATACACTTATAGATATGATAAAATACATTTAACAGAAAAAAAGCTTAAACACCATTTAAATAAAACACCATTAAATATTCCAGAAGGAGAATTTTTTGACCCACCTCAATGTATGCCAGAAGATGTTAAATCACCTTCAACTATAAAGGCATATCAGGATTACTATAAAAAATATAAGCAGTACTTTGCAAAATGGAAAAAAAGACCAACACCAAACTTTATGGAGATAGCATGAAAAACGTAGTTAAAAAAGAAGTAACAAAACTATATAGAGGTTATTTAGTTAGTATAAGGGATTATGAGAGGGATAGAGCAGTAGAAAAGGGTGGAATGATACTAAAGCATAACAATCAGACTATGTTCTTCTCTCCTGATGTTTTAAAGAGATTAAAAGCAGAACCAAAGTTACATAGTTCTAAATTTCCACCTTATAAAAAATATAGATTAATAGATATTAGATGGAACCCTACAGAAGGAGAAGATCAGGTAAAATTATTTAAATAGTTCTTTAGAATTATATAAATATTTTCCCCATCTTTTTTTATTGTAATGAGCAATTACTTTTCTTTGAAGATAAATAGATACCTGCTCACGATAAAAACACTCAAAAAAAGTAAGTATAGCACCCCCAACACCGAGAATAAAAGAATGGTGCCACATAGTAATACTAATAATAGAAAAAGCTGTAAGTAAATCAAAAGCAATAATCCTTTTTCGTAAATACCAATTTATACTTATAGCAACAAATCCATATACAAAAACACATAAATTTATTTTTAATAAAAACTCCATCATTTTACAAATACATCTTTTTGATTATCTTTTCTTTTTATAATTTTTTTCTTTTTTTTATTCTCTGGTAATTCTACTTTATATACTTCGTTTGGAGGTGCAACAAAATAAGCATATTTCTTGTGATAAAATATCATTATTTTTTTTTGTTTTTGTAATCCCCACCTAAATTCTATTGCATTATCTTGTATTAATAACTTCATAAAAGTATATTTACTTTGATTGTCTTGTTCTGTAAAATGCCATATTCTTTTCGATTTTAAAACTAATGCGTAAGGATTATCACCACCTAATCTTTTCCATTTTATATCTTTATCGAATTCTACTATTTTCGTGACATCCATGCTGTAGCACCCATATATGCTCCAACGATACCTGCACCACTAATATAAAATAAGTTACTAATATCACTTAAAGCTTCTATTCTTTCTATAGTTATAAATGGCACAAACATCATTGCAGTAAAAAGACCCATTCCTGCTAAAGTAAAAGTTGCCATTCTTCTTTGTGCTCTATTTTTTCTTAAATCATTTTCTAAAAGTTTTATTTCTTTCATGTGCTCTAATTCTTCATCTGATACAGTTCCGTCATTATCCATATCATATTGTGCATAGTTAGAGTTTTTCTGTAATTTTTTTTGTGTATTTTTTTGTTTCATTTCCCCAATTATCCCAACCTTTTATTTCTGTTCTTGCAAACAATTCTATTCTAGGCAAATCGCCACAAAGTTCAACTATTTTATCTCTTGTTATATCAGGCTTTCTACTATGTTCTCTTACTGGTTCGTATATTATTTGATGAACAGAACTTGATTGTTTTTCTATAGAACCTATTTTAGCTATTAAACATATTTCAGCATTTGATCTAGTCCAATAACCTAATCCCCAAAAAGAATCAAAGGAATCTAAAGGAACAAAAGAAGTCTGCCTTACATCATAATTCTTATTTGTTTTAACCCATACAAAAGCACAAGTAGAATAAGTAAATCCCCAAGCTTTCATAATTTCAAAACTTTTTTCTAAAGTAGGAAAAGTAACCCATAAAAAAAGCAGACAATTTTTATCTGCAATGTCTGCAACAGGTAAATTTTTAATCCAATCAATATCCTGACAGTCATAATGATTCTCTGCACTCTTTTCTTTACCTGCATCAGAATAAGTTTTAAACTGCCAAGGTGGGTCTGCATATATAATATTGTATTTCTTATTTGGGAATTTTATTTCCCTAGACATTTTTTAGTGTAAGAGCAATTTTTATTATCTAAAAAGAAAAGACTCCTAGTTCCATCAGGGTGTTCATAAGTGCATTTATGTTTACCCTCATCAAATTTATATTCAATTAATTTACAATCAGATATTCTTTTATTAAATTCATCTGTTTCTTTTTTAATAGTATAGTCGTGCTTATCTTCATTCATACAAACAAACCAATCTGTTTTAATATAATCACAAGCATTGTTTACAACAGGCATAGGATTATAAGCAACCATACTAAATATAAAAGCTAGTACATTGTCCATTATTTTTCTTTAAGAAGAAAATCATTTGCAGTTACTTCGCCTTTAGTAATATCATAAACTTTCTGTAAATGGTTTCTACTTGGAAATCTCTGACCATACAACCATTTGTGCAAAGCACTCAAAGAAACACCAATAGAATTAGCAAAGTCTTTATGTGATATATCTGCGTATTTTAAATAATCATTTAATTTCATAGTTGACTATACCCAATTAGTGTTTTATTATAGTATAAATTTTATATTACACAAGGGGAAAATATGAAAAGCAATTCACCATTTACAAATCATGGAATAGAATACTTATCAGTTAGCAAGATTAACTCTTGGATTTCCAATCCTGCATCAGTACTTTATAGAATGGCAGGGGGTAAAGATGATTTCGGACCACCTGCTTGGAGAGGTACTTCTGTTGAAACGGCTTTTGAAAAACTTATGACAGCAAGTAATTTATCTTTAGAACAAGTTGTGGATATAGCATACAGAGAATATGATGAAAAAATATTATGGGATAGCTTTCCAGATGCTAAGATACAAAAAGAAAGAACTACAATAGCTGATTATGTAAAAGCAGGTTATGACCATTTCAAAAATTTAGGAGAACCTAGTAGCTATCAAAGGAAAATAGAAGTTCAGTTAGATGAATTAGAAATTCCTTTTATTGGTTATATAGATTTTGAATTTGGAAAAGCAGGAGATTTTTACCATTCAATTAGAGATTGCAAAACAAGTCAGATGACTCTAAATGGTCAAAAGGAAAATCATGGCAGACAATTAGCTATATACTGCAAAGCCATAGGTTCAGACATGACGGAACTATGGATAGATAACGTAACTAGAAGGTCAGTACAGACTGTAAGGTATGAAGATTATAAGCCTTATTTACAAAACTTAATTCAGGCATCTTTAGGCTTTAGAAAATTTTTATCTATGTCAGATGATATATACGAGTTATGTCAAATGATAATGCCAGACTTAGATGATTGGAGATGGTCAAATTCGGAAACTAAAAAACAAGCAAAACAAATATGGGGGTTAAATTATGAACAACAACAATTCTAATACAGACAATAAAGATTTTAATAATGATTTAGTAAATCTGCTAAATGATTTGGAAAATCCTACAAAAGATTCAGAGATTACTTACTTATCAAAAAAAGCATCAAAGCCTTTTATGTATGCTAGTCTAAGTGGTTGTCTAGAAGTAGTAAAAAAAATTATTTCTAAACATAACTTTGCACTAAGCCAAGCAATAGTTAGAGATGAAGGAAGATCATTATTGCAAACTAGACTAATACATAAATCAGGTAAATGGTATACAGACGGAGGTGTTCCATTAATTGCAAAGAATACTAACGACCCTCACCAATTAGGAAGTTCTATAACTTATGCTAAGAGATATGGCTTATTAGCTTTGTTAGGATTAGATGGAGATGATGATAGTGATGCAACAGACATAAATAATATAGAAAATTTAAACATTAAACAGAGAGTAGAAAATGGAATATAGGTGGTATATAAAAATACAAGATAATAAAAATAAAAGTAGTAATTTTATTATAGAAACAGAAAATGAAGATATTATGATAGATAAATTTATAGATGTTAAAAAATATAAAATTATTGAAACATATTTAATTGATAGATGTTAGGAGTAAAAATGGAATATGATAATACAAATAGAGGTGCATTATGGAAGATAAGTTCTGATGCACCATATGACGTAGTAATGCAGGGCAATATAGATGTTAATGGATTTAAAAGACATTGTATTTTAATAAAAAGAAAAAATGCACAAGGTCAAGATACTTTTGAAGTATTTGAATCAATAGGAAACGTCAAGAAAATATTACCAGAAGAAAAACAAAATGAAAAAGCACCAGACGGAAAAGGTGTAGTAGAGGTTAGAAAAATAGATACTACTATGGGAATAGCCTTTTGGAGAAAACAAAAAAAAGATGGAGAAGGGTTTTTATCAGTACAATTATCTGAATATAAAGTAGATAATACTAATGCTGATATTAAAAAGATAAAAGAAACTTTTCCAGAATCAAAAGTTATAACTAACGATTTGTCAGACAATAACGAATTCTAAATGGCGAAACGATACGTTAATAAGAAACACCTAAGTTGGGTTCATAGTCTTGATTGTGCTATTGGAACTTTCTTTAGGTATAGAGAGATGATGAGTCCAAATAGTAACCTTTCACTGCAATCCCCTTGTAATGCAGGGGTACAAGCCCATCATCTCTTAAAACCAAAATTTTCAGAAAGAGGAATGGGAAGAAAAGCAGGTGACAAAGATATTATGCCTTTATGCTTTACCTGTCATAGTAATCTGCATAAAAGGGGTAACGAGTATAAATTTTTTGAAGAGGTAACAGGTAATGCTTATTTCGGACATATAACAGTACAGAAAGTTTGGCTATCAAGTCCATATTATGAAAAAGATAAATAATAAAATTAAGTGGTTATATTGTAGTCAATGTGCCGTAGAAAAAATTATACAAGTAGATAATGCTAATGAGTATGTTTGCAATAATTGTATAAGGAGTCAAATGCAAAATGAAAGAATAAAAACAAAAAACAAAAAACTAGAACAAGCAAATTATTTAATTCAAGAAATAGATATTTCAAAATATACACAAAAAGAATATAGACAAATTGTAAACTTAATATTTCAGGAAATTTTTTATGCCAAAAAAAGTAACGATAGACGATTATAAATCAGATAGTACTCCACATAGTAAATTATTATATACAGTAGCAAAAAAAAACAATTTAACGATTGAAGATTTAGCTAGAGATTTAAATTTTTCAAAAAATTATATTAAATGTATTTTAAAAGGTACATATTTATTAAGTCCAGACAAGGCATTTATAATTAGAAAAAAATATGAAAAGGAGATAACATGACACAAGCAGTAGTTCGAGGAACTTATTCAGATTTTAAATTAGTAAAGACTAGAAGTGTAATACAAATGATTATAGAAGTGCCTATAGAGGAAGCACAGAACGTAACAGCTACTTTTGGTATACCTACTCCTTCAGAAGAAAAATGGGTAGCTGTAGCACTCCTAGACAATAGAAGAGTAGAAGTAAATAGCAGAGCAAAGAAAGCAATACAACAAGCAGGTATACTAGGAAGTGATGTAGCTTTTGGTACTTTTCTAAAAAAGAAAGTTCAGGAAGTTGACCCTAATAGACCAGAGAGTATTGTAAATGGAATAAGGGCATTAACAGGTGTTAAGTCTAGATCAGAATTTAACGGCAATCCAACGGCACTTAAAATATGGGAGAGATTATATGACGAATATAAAACAGAAGCAGTATAAAGATTTACCAATACAAGTATTAGCACCTTGGGCAAATATAGTTCTTAAAACAAAAATACCAGATGATGTATTTGCTGATTTGTTAAATATGTATAGTGAAGTTATGAAAAGTAATTGGGAAAGTCATGGACAAACATTAGTAGGACAAATAGAAGAAGAACCAAGAATAGATTTAGAAGTACAAAGAAAACATACTGCTTGGATTAATTTCTGCATACAAATGATACAAAAATTTATAAGCATACAAGGAAATACAAATCAAGTATCTGATACTACTGAAATTAAAAAACAAAAAACAAATAAAATACTAACTCACATAACAAGTATGTGGTTTGTTAATCAAAAATCAGAAGAATATAATCCTGCACACGTTCATTCTAACTGTTCAATATCTGCTATAGCTTATTTAAAAACACCTAAGAATAAAATAAAAAGTAAAAAGTCTTTTTATGATACAGACGGAAAAATATCATTTATAAATAATGCAGGTAGTGATTCGAGGTGGTCTGTTCCAATTCTTAATTTAGAACCTGTAGCACAAGATTTTTATATTTTTCCTTCAGGTCAAACTCATCTTGTGTACCCTTATAAGTCCTCAAATCCCCAAGATTTAAGGGTTTCTATATCATTCAATGCAGATATAAAAAATAATAATAATTAATATTTTATTGTTGACAAAATAAACAATTCCCATTATTGTTGATATATATTAACAAACAAGGGGATAAAAAAATGACTAACTTAGAAATAGCAAATACAATAAGAAGCCAAATCAACCCAACAATTTTAATGTGTTCAGGAGCAAATAAATTTATGGCTTTAGAAAATAGTTTAAAATTTAATATTAGACATACTTCTAAATTTAGATATGCAGAAGTAGTAATAAAATTAATGCCAGATGATACTTATAATTTATATATATACTCTAGAAAAAAATTAGTTAATTGTTTAGTAGGGGTTTATTGCGATAATTTATCTTATCATTTAGAAACATTATGGGAAACAAAAGCAACACTACAAAGTTGGGAGAAAAAATAATGGAGATCAAACATACACAAGCAAACAATATTCAAAAAATATTACAATGGTTAGTAGAAACTGCACCATTTCAATATAGAATAACAACCCATCAAAATGGAGAACTTCATATAAAAATGGAAGTACCAGAAGAAATAAAAAGGGAGCAATAAAATGAGTGAATATAATAAAATATTAATGAAAGAAGAACTATTAAAGATATCAGAGAGAACAGATGAAATAAAAGATGTTTTAGTAAAGGTAAGAGATTTTGCAGAGCATATAAAAGCAAACGATATAGAAGACAGAGAGATGCTTAGAGATATAAATAAATTTACTACTTTCGCTATTAGCAAATTAATTTCAGATGTAGCACTAAGTAATTTCAAAACATTTAAAATTTTAAAAGGGGAAACAGATGTATAGAACATATTTAATATTAACAGTAGGTATGATTATAATGGCTTTACTTATTCAGGGTTGTTCCGTAAAATGGAAACCCATAGTAGACCCTAGAGTTGGGGAGAACTATGCAGAAATAACTAGAGATGTATTGGAGTGTAAAGAATTAACAAAAGAAATTAAAAATACTTGTTGGACTAAACCATATTGGGAGTGCAACAAAAAACAAGAAGCAGTTAAAATTTGTTTAGCAAACAGAGGACACTCTATATTAAACTAAGGAATTTATATGGAACAGAATATAAAAAAACAAAAAGAGAATATCGCTTCAGCAATAGATATATGTAGAGCAATCAGAAGAAACATAGATTCAAAGAATACATTAGGAGCAGAAGCACAAACAGAACTTTTACAAAACAAACTAGAAAGAATGTTAGAAGAGGATTTCAATGATTAAAGAAAATTTATATGAAGTAAGCAGAATATTATCTAAATTAGATACAGCATACAACAATTCAGATAATAAAGATTTTAAAAAAATGTGGCTAGGTAAATGGAATGATTTTGCAAAAGAAAATTCAGGTAAAAATTTCAAGCCTAGAGATTATGATTTTGAGCAGGAATTCAATGTTGATAAAAGTAACATAATGTGTAATAGTTAAGTTATGATTATAAACAACGCAAACGACTTAAAAGAGTACAGAGAAAAGAATAGTTTATCTCAGCATAAGGTAGCAAAAAGTTTAGGATTTTCTAACAGAGCAAGTATTCATTATATTGAAACTGGCAAAAGAGAATTTCCAGAAAGAGTAAAAATGCTTATTAACTACCTTATTGCAGATAACAAACTATGAGCCTTTGTATTCCACCCAATCATGGTAAACCACATGGAGTAGCTAAGACCGATACTTTGCCAGATAGAATATGTACTGAAATTATTGGATTACATAATAGAAAGCACAATGAATATGTAGCAGGTAAAGTATATACTGAAGATGGAAAACTATCTAATGTGGTAACCATTAGGCAAGTAGACACATGGAGAATACATGAAAAGGAAGATTGGCTAGACACACTATTGATAGAGTTAGTGGTTAAAGCAAATGTAAATTTTGATTACAACTTATCAGGCTTATTAGAAAGACCACAGTTATTGAGATATAAAACACCTTCTATTGGATATGAATGGCACTCTGACACAGGACAAGGAGATGCAAGTACTAGAAAAATATCCTGCTCTATTCTTCTTAACAATAATTTTAAAGGTGGTAATCTAGAATTTTTCTTAAATGGAAAGCAAGTATGCCCTATGAATAAAGGTGATAGTATTTTTTTTAGTTCCTTTATATCACATAGAGTTACTAAAATAACAGAAGGAGAAAGGTGGGCACTTGTAGCTTGGTTTTCTGGACCACCCTTTAGATAATATTAGTTGTTGACATTTGTTGACAGATTGATATAATGATTCGTATAAAACAAGGGGATTAAAAATGACAAACATAGTAAGAATAGAAACTCATAAATCAGTAGGTAGCGATATTATTAATATGATAGATGTAGTAGTAGTAGACGAAGAGGTGCAATTTAAAATGAAATCAGGAGTACATAGAGATTGTACTAAAATTCAAAATGGTTCTTTTGTAATCACTTCTTGGGATAGAGAGGAAATAGAAACTAGAAGAAGAAAACAAACTTTTAGATTTTGTATTGAAAATAATAGAATTGATAATTGTCAAATGATCAAAATACAGAGTAGACCTAATAACTTTTCAAGTAGCATAAGCATAACAGAAACTACAAAAAGAGGTAGAATAGCTGATAAAAATTCAGATGGTTCTTGGTCAATAGCACATAGAGGTTCAATTAGCCATAGAGTAAACTTTACAAAAAAAGACAAAAAAATATTTAACGATATTGTAGAAGTAGCAGAAAAAAAGTTTCAAGAAATGAAAAATAATATATAATAAATAAAATTCTCCAAGAAATTAAAGCCTTATAGATTTAAAAGGCTTTTTTTTCGTGTGCAATTAACTTGGTATGATTGTACCTAAAAAAGATTTAACGATACTCCTGCCTCGTTTATTTGCCTTTAACTAGCCTTAAATGAGATGATTTTGCCTCTATTCCTTTTTTATTATATCTATAGCCTTCAAAAGCTGACTTACATTCCAAACATTCAAAAAAGTCTATTATATCAAATTCTTCACTATTCTCTATATCTGCAGAGCCTTGATGACTTAATTCTTTTTTTGAATCGCAATAAGGGCATTTCATTTTTTAGAATCTGTTTTTTTAAGCTTGTCAAATGATCTCATGCCACCAATTCCTAGCATACCTAATAACAGAGGCATCATTACAGTCATGTCAGCTTGTGGTATCACTACTCCAAACCCTGCACAGATTGGTGATATTAAATAATTAATTCCTAGAGATAATCCAGAAATCCACCCAATTAAAGGTCGCCACGATGATTGAAACCAATTACCTTTAGCTTCTTCGGTGTTTAGTTTAATTTGAGCAAGGGCTAAAGCTTGAGCATGTTCGTCTGCCATTGTAGCTAACTTGTGAGCCAATTCTGCTTTCTTGTCTTTGTCTTGTATAAACTTTCCTAGAAGCTTAGTTGCAGGGGCTATTAAAGCTGTAAGTGCCATTTAATTCATCTCCTTATATTGTTTACCATCAAAACTTAAATACTTTTTTCTATTGCTTTCTATATTGTAAGATATATGAACCCAACCAGAACTAGGTTCTTTCTCTTTATAAAACTCTAATATAATTTGGTCAAAATCCAACATAGCAGAACACCAATTAGCTAATTCTAAATTACTCATTGTGGGTACTTCAATGTCTACTGCTTGTCCTTTAGAATGTTGACTAGTTTTTGATCCACCGATCTTTGTATTTAATTCAGGGCTTCTATATCCAGAATTAGGGCTAAATGGTATTCCAAAATTATCTCTTATAGGTTGTAATATATTTTTACATAAAGCTGTTAAATTAAGTATAGCAGTCATGTCTGGTGTATTATCTATTCCAAGTCTTGTAGCAGTTTGAGATTTTGTTAATTCTTCTAAACTAAAATTTTCTGATAACTTCATTACTCTGGCATATCATCTGGTTGAACAGGAAAATTATATAATGTTGCAGGAGTTTTAACTGAACCATTAGTATTATAAATAGTAGTTAACAAAGCTACTATTGCATCAATGTCTTTTGCATTAGTAATAGCTGTTTCCATAGTAGTTGCTGAATCTCTTATGCCTTTTCTATAAGTTGTTACTGTTGAAGGAATAGCTTCATCTGTATCAGCTTTTCTTATTATCCATTTATCAGTACTTGATAATAAAGAAGATTGCATAGTGTTAACTTTTCTTTTTAGAATAGTTTTTAATCCCTCATCAATAACTTGGTTTCCATCTTCATCTTTTAAATCTACACCATCTGCGTCTTTTGCATTAGCATCATCTAAGGCTTTTGCAGAATAATTATAAGTTCTATCTATTTGACTATTTTTTTCATTCCAAGCATAAGACTCGCTAACACCATTATACAATTCAGGGAAAGTAGGTTGTGTATTAGTATTTACTACAGGATATATATAAAATTCTGATAATTTAGTATTGTTTTGAAATGTAGCTTTTGGGTGTAAAGTTCCTGAAGCATCTCGAAGTTGTTCTGGATATTTATAAATCTTTGTTACTTTATTGTTTTCTATTTTTCCCCACATATTTTAATCTCCTAAAAAGTATTGTTATATTTGAATGGAACGTCACCAAAACATCCATAAACAAAAGTACTGCTTTGATTTATAGTATTGTTACTAGTTCTAATTTTAAAACCATTTGAAAGTATATCTATTGCTCTGCCACTATTATCAAATTCAGCAACATAAGTTTCATATCTAAGAACTTTTTGAACAGGGTTAGAGGTACTTCTAGCTGTATCATAGACTACCCAGTCATCAGCATTATCTGCTTCTTTAATCCAAACCATTCGTGGTCTAAATCCTGTGTAAACAAATGGACCATCATCATTTGCATTTCCTTCATAGCTTCCAAACTTACTATATCCTTCAACATTATGCCACGCATATGCAACATAGGTTTGACTACTTGCATTTACTCTACCTTCAGTACCTAAACTTATAAGAGTACTAGTAGGTTCTGTATCATTCCAAAAAGCACTATCAGTACCTGCTGCAGCATTACTATTTAAAGCAAGATATTTTGTAGCTCCTAAAGCACTATGATAAACTCCCCAAGTTTGATTAGAACTTCTTCTTTTAGTAAATATTAAGTCTGGTTTAGCTGATAGTCCATGTCCAATTGTAGCATTACTTCCTGTTCCTGTATAAGTCATTATACTAAAACCTGCTTTAGTATTTGCTTGTACTGTAGAAGTTATTGAACCACTACCATTAC